GTCGGACGAAAACCAAAACGTGATGAGCACAAACGTTTACGTAAAATTGCACGTAAAAACAAAAGCTTAACACGAAAACTAACAAACTGAAAAGGAGAAAACTATGTTTGTATTACTAGCTACTAAACCCCTCAATGATGGCACTAAAGGCTTTCGTTTTAATTTCTTAGGACAGAAAGGCTTGCTACGTAAACGTAGTCAGAAGTCTCGTGGCTTCTCACTATTCAATCGTGAAAAGTGTATGACTGCACACCATGTAGGCAAGTACAGTCTATATGTTGAGCATAACCGTAACCAAAAAACAGAACGTAGGTTCTGGCATTTCGCAGGTTAATGATGGTGGCACGCCATAACGGTAAGTACGTTGTGTACAGTGATGATGGGCATGTGCTCGTCATCACAAGATACAAGAACGTTGCAAGACAATTTATTGAGGATTATAAAAATGAAAGTTGAAGTATACTTTAATCTACACAAACGTGTATTCTCTGTCCGTTCATGTAAGACTGGACGTGTAATACACCACACAAAAAATGTACACATTCGTGACCCACAGTTTGTGGTTCGTGAAGGTGGTAGACAACGTGTACTGCGTGAACGTAAGAAGAATGTACATGCCTTTGTTCGGGGCTATGCCACATACTTTGAGGACGGTATACAAGCTGAGTACAACTATGGACTTGCCTTGTTTGAACGTCCAACGTTGGACACTATTGGATATAATCCATTCATGTATGACAGCTTTGTTAAGATGCCAGATGAGACACCTGTGCGTCAAGCTGAACGTGCATGGTTAAATGTAAACGGCAATGACATGCCAACAATACAAGCAGAAGGAGTATTATAATGACAGAGAAAACAGTAAAGACAGAGCTAACTCGTGAAGAGGTAGTAGAACTACTAGGTCTGTATCACATCATAGATGAGATAGTACATGACTTTGGAGAGATGTTCGACACTGATCTTGGTAAGGTACGTAAGCTACAAGAAATGTCTTGGACATTGAAAAATCTATTTGACTTTAGACCAACCACAAATGACAATGGTTATCCAGAGCACTATCGTCCATACGTTATGCCTGACGATGACAGGGCGTGGTATCACACACCAGAGGAAGACCAATGATAGTAAACGGATATGAAATATTAGTTGAGATTGATGGCAACAAAAGCCTTATCAATCTTGACGATCTGTACCCATCTATCAAGGACTGGCACAGTGCAGCAGAGTTCGCCTTGAAGATGGCACGTGAGGCAAACCCTGACGCAGTATGCATTGACTTCCTTGAGTGTGGTGAGTATGAGCTTGAAGGGTACGAAGAGATACCATACATACATGAAGCACCATTTCGGGTGCAATGAAAGGAGAATAGCTGATGGAAGCTAAGATAAAACTAACTAAGACCATGCTCGACAAGAGCATAATAGATGCCAACAAATCTGTGCAGCAGTTTCTAACTGAGGAACTAGAGCACACGTTTGATGAGCTAGATGCAGGTGAAAAGATGCCTTGGAACTCATTGTATGAGGACAATACCCCTACGACTGTCACATTCTACAAGGCTAAAGGCAGAGGTGACAAACGTATTAGCATCAAGAACTTGCGTAAGTTTGCAGCAGAGGGAGACACTGTGAAGCTACGTTCAGAGGTTGTGATGATTGAAGATTGCATCTATGAAGTACGTGTGATAGTGTATAAAGATGATGACCAACAAGGAGAAACCGTTGCCGCCTGATGATCCACACGATGACTGGGGCAACCACCCATTACCAAAGGAGATACCAAATGCCACGTTATAATGTAACATTCGCACCACATGATGTATTATCATATACATATGAGGTTGAGGTTGATGATCCCAACAATGCAGATTCAGTTGCAAGGGATTCTTTTAGATTTGATATTGGATATGACAGAGCCAAAGATTTTGGAATTGTTAGTGTCGATGAAATAAAGGAGTACGAAGATGATTGATTTTAATGATCCAACGTTACACGACAGATTGTTTATTCACATGAGTGGGAACTATCTGTGTGAACGACTGCCTGACGAAGCAATTGATTGGGATGAGGATAAGATAGAAAAGTTTGTTGAACGTCATCCGTGGGAGGCACTTGAAGATATGGCTGCCGATTGTGTCGTTGACATGATTGGGTCTTCTGTATTTGCATCTCAAGAATTTTTTAAACAGGAAGTATTAAGACTTACTTGTAACGATTAAAAGGAGATACCATGAATAGATTTATTGTAAGCTACACACCCGAATGGATTTCACGAGAACTGTGTGACAAACACATAGTCAAGATGCCATTGGAAGAGGCACAGATGTTATGTACTGCTGTACGTCAACATGCCCCTGAGTTTGCAGAGGAAGCTGACCTGTACAAACCAGTACATCAGAAGCATCCATGTACAATATGGGCAGCTAAAACTCGTGCCAACTACAAGTATGCACTTGCCTTGTTTGACTACATGCAAGCTGAGTACACCTTTAGGTACGGCAAGAAGGGTGCATGGAATAGACATTACTTTGCATTGCGAGATGCCATACAGTACATACCTGAAGGTGACATAACGCCACACCCTGAGTGTTTCAGTGAGCACACTGACCTCAAGACTGGTGAGGACTGGCCTATCAAAAGCTATCGTAAGTTCTACATGACCAAGCAACGTAGGTTCAGTATGAAGTGGACTAACCGTCCAGTGCCGTCATGGTTTCATTTTGAAGAGGAGTATGCATAATGGCAGAAGAATACGGAGAAAACTGGTATTTCTTTGGGCATCGTGATGACAACGATGACCCAAGGGCAGATGATCCAGAGCATTATGATTATTGTAGAGTATGTAGTTATGTGCTACAATGGATGGATCACGATGACATATGTTGTGGATGTTATGATGAAGAAAAGGAGGCAGCATAATGATGTACGTATTAATATGGATGCAGTTGTTCAGTACACAGACAGTGGAGCACTACCAGTTAGGTAGCTATGCCACATTGGAAGAGTGCCAGATACAACTGAGCAAGGCAGCTAAGATGATAACACACAAGTCAGAGACAGTGGCTTGTCTAGAGGTGGAGACACAACAGTGATAGCTGAGATGCTTACATGTATTGCACTTAACGTGTACTACGAGGCACGTAGTGAGCCATTGGAAGGACAGTATGCAGTGGCTCATGTCGTACTCAATCGTGTGGCAAGTCCAAAGTTTCCAGATGACGCATGTACGGTGGTGCAGCAGGGTCTGGAGAAGGGATTGGGTAGATGCCAGTTCAGTTGGTACTGTGACGGTAAGTCCGACACACCCACAGAGAAACGAGCATGGCTCTACTCACAACTTGTAGCACACAAGGTAGTGCATGGGTATGTCAAGGACAATACCGATGGGTCTATCTACTACCATGCTAATTATGTTCGCCCCTTTTGGAGCAAGCACTACGAACACACTGTGACTTTAGGATCACACATATTTTATAAGTAGCTTATCGTTACTAGTATAGGGGTTGGTGATATGATACAACTAATTATCAGTTGCCAATATAACAAATGAAAAGGAGAAAACATGAAAGAATTAAACTTGCGTATACTAAAAATGTGCGAGAAAGTATTGCCCAATACACGTATGGCAAATAATGTCGAACTGAAGAAACTACTAGAAGATATTCGTAACCACTTAGAAGGAGAAAAATAATGCCATTTGATATTCCAACACACTTAGACTTTGACGTAGACTTTGAACCAACAAAGATGCATGACAAAAAATATGTTATAAATCAAGACACTGGCGATTACCTTGGTATTGTAGGTGAGGGGTTCAAGTGTGCATCACACGGTGACTTCTACCGTAACATGTATGATACAATTACAGAGGAGTTAACAGACGGTGACACTATGAACGCCAGATACAACTGGTCAACTGCACGTAATGGGGCATGGTCAATGCTCGACATTACTCTGCCTGACATGCAAGTACCTATCGTGACAGACAAGATGGAGACTAGCATTGGTAATCGTATCATTGCTTTGCATGGTGTCGATGGGTCATGCAGTAACCAAGTATTCTTTGGGGCAATTGATTTCTTTTGCACCAACGGTATGATACGTGGTGAGTTTGATAAGATACGTAGAAAGAACACCTCGAACTTTTCTTTACAAAGTTTTATAGGTGAGCTACAACGAGCACGTACTGACTTCTATACAGAGGCAGCTAAGATGCAAGTGTGGGCTGAGACTGACACTAAGTATATCGACATCAAGTCATTGCTTGACGAGATGATAAAGTCTGATCGTAAGGCAGAGAAGATGTATGAATTGTATCTACATGAGGCATCGCAACGTGGTCACAACAAGTGGGCATTGTACTCTGCGTTCACTAACTATGCATCTTATGCTGATGAACGTAATGGTTTCAACCTACGTAACACTGGAAATGACACACAGGCAATCAGCATGTGGTCACGTGAACAAGAGGTATCCAAGTGGGTATCAGACAAAAAGTTCATAGAACTACAAGCTGCGTAATGCAGTACAACCTTAATCTTGTCGGTGGGTCTGAAACACTCACCGACAGTGAGCCTACTTATACCTGCGTAAAATGTAAACAGGTTTTACCTGAGAGCAAGTATAGGTTTCGTCCAGAACGAGCTAACTACAGAGTGAAGGAGTGTAAAGACTGTTCAAAATTAATATCAGCAGAGACACATAGGATACGTATGATAGCACCACCTATGCCCGATGCATGTGAATGTTGTGGTAAAACTACAACAGCTTTGAAATTAGATCATTGCCATGAACATTTAACATTTAGAGGTTGGCTATGCCAATCTTGTAACTGGGGTATAGGTAATCTCGGAGACAATTTAGAAGGAGTAATGAGAGCATTGAAATATTTGGAGAGAACGAATGATGAAACCACTACCTAGATTTGTACAGAAACGAGTGTCACTTTCAGGTGATACATCATATAGATTTAACCCACCACAGAAGCTAGTCAATGCAGGTGTTGTTTCACGTGAAGAATTAGGTAATGATCTACGTGTAAGTAAACAGCTTGCAAAGGAGTTAAATAAACAGATAGATGATTGGAGAGATAAGAAAGCAGAGGTTGTAAACCTCAAGCCAAGCAGCAAGGTCACAGACCTTATCAACTTCTATTATTTTTCTAATGATTTCAACATGTTACGTGACTCTACAAAGATCGACTACCGATATTTCCTCACCATTCTACATCAGACAATGGGCTGTCGTAAGTATAAGGATGTTACATCTAAGATTGCCAAGGCTGCGTATGAGGAATGGGTGTCACGTGGTGTGAGCTTTGCTAACCATACAGCTACCTGTGCCAGTAGGGTATACAACTATGCCATACAGATGGAACATGCAGAGCAGAACCCATTTGCTAAGATTAAACGTAAGCAACAGAAGCAACGTAAGGTAGTGTGGACACATGGTGAAGTGAACAAGTTTCTTGATGTGGCGTACAGTGACTTTGAGTATCGTAACTTAGGGCTGATTGTACACATGGCATACGAGTGGTGTCAGAGGCTTGGAGACATGCGTAATCTTACATGGGATTGCCTTGACCTCAAGAAGCAACAGCTAACTCTGGAGCAAAGTAAACGTAGGGCAGAGGTATTTCTACCTATCAGTGACAACCTCAACGCCATGTTGTTAGAACAGAAAGCTGACTTTGGTTTTCAACAGTGGGTAGCACCACACCCAAAGCCAAGGTCAGGTAAGTTTGAGCCGTATGCTATGGAAAGACTGTCCAAGGTTGGACGTAAGGTAATGAGACTGGCTAAACTGTCAGAGGAACTACGCCTTATGGACATACGTAGGACTGGTGTAACAGAAATGGTAGACAAAGGTGTGCCGTTGCCACAAATTATGGCAGTGACAGGGCATACACATGTGTCTTCTGTGAAACCATATATGAAACATACATATGAAAGTGCAAATAATGCCTTGACACAGAGAGATACTTATGTACAATCGAGTGTAACGAGTAACATAGAAAGTGATATACATGATTAATATATTAGATCATATAAGTGATATGGACATTGGTAATGGAGAGACTAGACGTACTAACTGTCCAGTATGTAATGGTGTAAAAACATTTACAGCTACCAATAACATGGGTCAACTTGTATGGAATTGTTACAAGGCAGGGTGTCGTGTGTCGGGTGGCACACGTACTCACCTTACCAGTGATGACATTCGTAAGTCATTAGGTACTATGGCACAAGAGACAGAAGCAGTAACGTTTCAGAAACCTGAGTGGATTGTCAAGAGTTATATTCGTATCAAAGACTTCTGCTACAAGTGGAGATTGTGGTCTGTGGAACAAGAATTATTATATGATGTAAAAGAAGATCGTGTCGTATTTCCTGTAGTACACAACAACATCATGGTGGATGCTACAGGTAGAGCACTAGGAAAAAAGTTACCTAAGTGGAAAAGATATGGAAAAAACCCCTTGCCATACGTATATGGATGTGGTAAAACTGGGGTAGTCGTTGAGGACTGTGTGAGTGCAGCTATTGTAGGTGCGACAGATGGTTCTGGATGCTCGGAGAGTGGCGTATATGTCGGGGTAGCAGTGTTGGGTACGTCACTCTCTGAGGTACATAAGAAGTACTTATCACAGTTCGAAACGGTTATCATTGCATTAGACCCTGACGCATTACCAAAGACACTGCAATTTGCTAAAGAGTTACGTGGTTATGTAAATAACGTAAAGGTATTACGTTTGATAGATGACCTGAAGTATCGTAATCCTACCGACATTAAAAACTTAAACACACTAGGAGAAACATAAATGGAATTATCATTAATACGAAGCTTGATGGACAGAGAGTTCTACGAATCACATCGTGGTGCTAAATGCCCTGACAGATTATTCAGTAAGGATGTTCGTAAGATCAAGCAAGCCATCGACAAGGCTATGGATCGTTATGAACGTACAGTTACACCAGATGAGATTGAGGCATTGTTCATGTCAAACAATCCTACTATGACAACGGCACAGAAACAGGCGTATGGTTCTTTGTTCAACCAGATTAAACGTGAGTCACCTATGGGTGGTGATGTAGCACAAGAGGTGCTGTCAAAGCTGTTCCAACAGGTAGTGGGTGAGGACATTGCAAACCTTGGGTTTGACTATGTTAATGGAGACAAGAACAGTCTCGAACCACTACGTGATTTACTTGAACGGTATGCAGATGACTTCACACCTGATCTAAACATTGAGTGGGATGACATTGAGATTGATACACTGCTTGCCAAGAATGATTTGGAATCACAGTGGACATTCAACATACCAAGTCTGACACGTAAGGTAGAGGGCGTAAATGCAGGACACCTGATTGAGATAGGTGCTAGACCCAATACAGGTAAGACCTCATTCCACGCCTCTCTCATTGCCTCTCCTAATGGGTTTGCCCATCAAGGTGCACGATGTGTTATACTATGTAACGAGGAAGCTTCTCACCGTGTTGGTGCTAGGTATCTTACAGCAGCTACAGGTATGACAATGCAGGAAGTCAAGAACAATCCTTCCAGAGCACGTGACGTTTACGATGCAGTCAAGAAGAACATCAAGATCAAGGATGCATCTGATCGTGACATGGCATGGGTGGAGTCAGTATGCAAGTCATACAAGCCTGACATTGTTGTGCTCGACATGGGTGACAAGTTTGCTAGGACTGGTGGCTTTGCTAGACCTGACGAGGCACTGAAAGCTAATGCTATCTATGCTAGACAGATTGCTAAGTCTCACAACTGTGCTATCTTCTACATGTCTCAGCTATCTGCTGATGCAGAGGGTAAGGTACTACTCAACCAGAGTATGATGGAAGGTTCACGTACTGGTAAGGCAGCAGAGGCTGACCTCATGGTATTGATTGCTAAGAACCCAGTGGTTGATGGTCAGGATGAAGAGGACACACAACGTCACTTGAATGTTGTGAAGAACAAACTAAGTGGATGGCATGGTGTTGTCCATTGTGAATTGGAATACAAGACTGCGAGGTACATGGTATGATAGACGTAACATTAATTGATAGCATGGGCAGTGACCTTACTGTAGTAAACTCTGCTCGTGTTAGCTTCAACAAGAATAGTGAATGGGATGAAGACAATACCCTTACTGTGTCAGACAGTATACTTATATCGTACCTTGCACGACACAAACATATGTCACCCTTTGGTCATTGCTTTGCTACGTTTCATGTCAAAGCACCTGTGTTTGTTGCAAGGCAACTGGTCAAGCATAAGTTCCTTAGATGGAACGAGGTAAGCCGTAGGTACGTAGATGAAAAACCTGAGTACTATTCTCCTATGACATGGAGAGGACGTGCAGATGATAAGAAGCAGGGTAGTAAAGGAGAGGTTGCACTGTCTTACAAACTCATAAGCACACTGGCTAAACACACCGTGTGGTGTGACAAAGCATATAATGACTTACTTGCTGAAGGTATTGCACCAGAGCAAGCACGTATGGTACTGCCACAGAGTACCATGACAGAGTGGTACTGGTCAGGTAGTCTGGATGCATGGTCAGATATGTGTAAGCTTAGACAGAGTGAGGACTCACAGTACGAGACACGGCTAGTTGCTAATTATATTAGTACTGAGATGGGGAAACTATTCCCTGATTCGTGGATAGCATTGACGGCTTATAACCGATGAGTGAACAGTACTGTACAACAAAAGGATTAGGTTGGGCATTTCTATTATGTATATTATTTATACTAGGTGTGCCTATAGGTATGTGGTTAATATTGGAGGGGTCATCATGGTATGAAACATTCAGCCTGATGAACCCAATGTTCTAATGAGGTACTACGTTCAGATTGAGATAGATACTAATGAGTGGTTCTATGCAACAGGTAAGGATGCATTTACTTTAAATGATCCACCTATTTTGTTTGATACACAAGAGGAAGCACAGATGGAAGCAGACAAATGGAACACTGGCACAGTTCAGGAGTGGCACATAGATCGTAAGAAAGGTATTTCAAAAGAAATTAGGCACATGACAGATGAAGAACGACAACGTGCCAAAGAAAGAGAGGAGGCCAATAAATGTACACAGTCGAGTTTGAAAAAGACGCCTCAATAGTTACATCATTAGATGAGACTGACAGATTTGAGGATGTAGAAATGGTAATCGGTGAAGATGACACTGTTTATTTAAGACAGTTTGAACCTAACCTAAATGAACATCAAATTATTTATATATCATATCAGCAATTGCTAGATATAGTTACCTCTTTGAATAGCACAGAGGGAGCTTTCTATGCAAAGCTAAGAGGGGGAACACTACATGACACATAAAGATATGTTTGACGAAATAAGATTAAACACTTTTGTTAAGAGATTAGGACTAAGCATTGACGAAGTTGAACATGCATTAAGTTTGTATGCACACAATAAAAAGTTTGACAAAGAGCTTGATGAGTATTATAACGTAGATAACGACACAATAGATGAAGACTGGGATGAGTGGCATCCCAACGACTTATAGGAGAATAAATGAAACTAACACTCGACATAGAAAACACTACGACCAAACGGAACGACAAGCTACACCTTGATCCTTTCGAGCCAGATAATGCATTGGTTATGGTGGGTATGCTAGATGATCTTGGGCACGAGGACATTGTAACATTCGATCATTCAGAGCAACAACCTACCACAGAAGGGCGGTACATTGTCCAAAAGAAACTGGATGAGACTGCCCTTCTGATTATGCACAATGCTTCACATGACTTGATCTGGCTATGGGAGTCAGGGTTTACCTACGAGGGTGAAATCTTTGACACCATGCTAGGTGAGTACGTATTGCAACGTGGACAGAAAGAACCTCTGTCTCTTGAGGCATGTGCTGAGAGGTACGACCTTGACACTAAGAAACAGGACACACTCAAGGAGTGGCTCAAGGCAGGTAAGTCAGTACGTGACATGGATCATACTGAGTTATCTGACTACCTGTCTGCTGACCTACATGCTACTCAGCAATTGTATGACCGTTTGCGGATACAGTACGAGGATTGCAACTCACTGGAAGGAACGATTCGATTGACTAATCAATTGGCTGTACACCTTACACGTATATACCAACGTGGGTTTGCAGTTGACTTGGAAGCTTTGGAAGCTGTACGTAAAGAGTTTGAACAGGAACGTGATACGTTAACACGTGAGTTAGAAGAACATGTACGTGAACTAATGGGTGATCGTCCTATCAATCTCAATAGTCCAGAGCAATTGTCTTGGGTTATCTATAGTAAGAAGCCCAAAGATAAAAAGGTATGGCCTGATCTGTTCGAGCCGTACATGAGTGATGCCGACTATCGTTCAACGGCACACAACAACTCAGAGAAGTTGTATAAGCAAAAAGCAAAGCAGTGCCGTGATTGTGGTGGCACTGGACAAATTAGAAAGGTAAAGAAAAATGGAACACCATATGCAAGAACAAATAAATGTCCTACCTGCGATAGTTCAGGTTATATATTTATGGATATTCATTCGTCTGTTGGGGGATTAAAGTTCAATGCTCCCACCTCAAAATGGATTTCAGCTAACGGTTTCGCCACAAGCAAGGACAGACTTGTATACCTTGAAGGTGTGGCTAGATCACGTAATATGCAGGACGCAGTTGACTTCTTACAACGAGTTCGCAGGTTGTCTGCCGTTGATACATATCTATCAAGCTTTGTGGAAGGTATCAACAACTATGTAAAACAGGACGGTAAGCTGCACGTCAGCTTGCTGCAACACAGGACTGCCACTGGTAGATTGTCAGGGGCTAATCCTAACATGCAGAACATGCCACGTGGCGGTACGTTTCCAGTCAAACGTGTGTTCAAGTCACGATGGGAAGACGGAAAAATAATTGAGGCCGACTTTGCCCAGTTAGAATTTCGAGTGGCTGCGTTCTTGTCTCAGGATAAGACTGCAATAGATGAAGTAAATACAGGATTTGATGTACACAGTTACACTGCCAAAGTTATTTCTGATGCAGGTCAAAACATTTCTAGACAAGATGCAAAGTCTCATACATTCGCACCTTTATATGGTGCAAGTGGGTTTGGCAGAACACCTGCTGAAGCTGCATACTATGAACAGTTTACCAAGAAGTACTCTGGCATAGCTAAGTGGCACAAAGAATTGGCACGTGAAGCATTGGGTACAGGAAAGATACAAACACCATCAGGACGTGAGTTCTCATTTCCAGATGTGGTACGTAGATCAAATGGAAGTGTGACATATTTCACACAGATAAAAAACTTTCCTGTTCAATCCTTTGCCACTGCTGACATCGTACCTATATCACTCATATACATTGACAAGATGTTAGGTATAAATCAAATGCAATCATGCATAGTCAATACTGTACACGATTCAATCGTGATTGACGTGCATCCTAACGAGAAGGAGAAAGTACTAAGAGTAATACATGCAGCCAATGACAAGCTTCTTGGAATAGTAAATCGTAAGTGGAAACTAGACTTCAACGTACCTTTATTATTAGAAGCAAAAATAGGTAACAATTGGCTTGACACAGTGGATGTGTCGTGATATAACTAAGATTCGTTTTAACAGAAAAGGAGAATATATGAACCAAGTATCAACAATAAACACAGGTAACTTTAATGCAATGGCAGAGGCAATGGGTATGTCAATAGACACCCAACAAAAGTCTCAGGCTAGTACACTTGCTAGATTGCGTGTCAATCACTCACCTATCATGGGCGAGGAAACCATCAATGGTAAGAAGGTTAAAGTTGAGGTTGTGTCAGGTGGTACGTACAAGTTGGAGATACCAGATGGTCCAACATACTACGCCACTTCAGCTACCATACGTCCATACCTACAACGTTTTATGTACAAACGTTTTGTAAAAGGTAGTGACACTACACCTAATCGTTACGTCAAAACATTAATGGCTAATGACTTGAACAACGACATGAAGGACAATGACGGTGGCTTCAACTGTGGTAAACCTGCAGGTTACATTGAAGACTTCAAGGCACTGCCTGAGAAGACACAAGACTTAATACGTCAGATCAAACGAGTACGTGTACTGTTTGGTACAGTAGAACTACATGGCATTGTGGACTCCACAGGTAAGTCAGTAGAGTTGTCACCACAGGCGTTCATCTATGAGATAGAGAATCGTGATGCGTTCAAAGGTGCAGGTGTAATCTTCAACAAGCTAGGTAAGATGCGTAGGCTACCAGTACAGCATAACGTATCAATGTCTACTGAAGAGCAGTCAATGCCTAACGGTAACGTGTGGTACTTACCTACATTTACACTTGACTTAGGTGAAACACTTGAGGTGGGTGACGGTGAGCAAGAAACCTTTGCTAATTTCATGGCATGGATTGAGAACTACAATGAGTACATCAAGTCTGCATGGAATGATAATGCCTACAAGAATGACGATACAGATACAGATACTGTAGAGGAGTTTGTAGACATTGACGCAGAGGACTTTGTGTAATGTATCACCGTGCTGAACTAGCAATACATCAGTACCTAGAAAATGCTGCCAACGGTAAGTCTACTATGTCGGATGAAACAATCGACACGGTAGCACGTGAGGTAGCAGAGGCACTGAAACGTCAGTTCGGTAGTGGTAATAAACGTGGTGAGTTCAGGTTAAGGATGTCCAACATTGGGCGTCCTACTTGCCAACTCTGGTTTGAAAAGAACAAACCCGAAACGGCATTACCAAAGCCGACTACATTTGTAATGAACATGATGTTAGGAGATATAGTTGAAGCTGTTTTTAAGGGTGTTCTTAAAGAGTCTAATGTGGCTTTTGAAGATACTGATAAAGTTAGCCTTCCAGTGGGAGATAGTAATGATACTCACGTTTCTGGTAGTTTTGATCTTATTGTAGATGACGCAGTTGATGACGTTAAGTCAGCATCAGACTGGTCTTATCGTAATAAGTTTGAATCATACGATACATTAGCTAAAGGAGATTCATTTGGATATGTCGGGCAGTTAGCAGGATATGCTAAAGCTGCAGGTAAGAAAGCAGGTGGTTGGTGGGTAGTCAACAAAGCCAACGGTGGTATCAAGTATGTACCTGCCGATAACCTAGACATGGAAGTGGAGTTGGACAAGATCAAACAGACTGTGGAGACAGTTAATAAGAACGAGTTCAAACGATGCTTCAGCCCTGTACCTGAGTTCTTTAGGGGTAAACCTACAGGCAATACGGTACTCAATGATGGTTGCAAGTTCTGTGACTATCGACACGAGTGTTGGCCTAACATGGTGGAAGAGCCATCACGAATGTCAAAAGCAAAAGACCCTAAGATAGTGGCATACATAGAGGAGTAAACATGATAGGCGATGCAGAAATCCAAGAGTTACAGGATAACATCAAAGAGATGGAACAGGAACTCACGGAGAAAAAGAAAGCCTTACGAGAAGCTAAATATGCAGGGCTACGTACAGCAATGCAAGCACGTAAGGATGCTGATGAAGCAGTTCGTCAAGAGCTAAAGGAACTAGGCATAGCACCTTCTTCTTTTGGTCAACCATTACAGTGGCACTGGAAGTTCTAGTGGACGGTAAACGTTTCAAACATGCTTTAAAGCAGGGGTATAGGAGTGGTCTTGAGATTAAAGTCAAGGACTATCTGAAAGAACGAAAGGTACGTTTCAAGTACGAGTCTCTCAAGATAGAATGGGAAGACTTAATGTACCGCACTTATACTCCTGACTTTATATTGCATAACGGTTTAATAATAGAAACAAAGGGAAGATTTACTACAGACGATAGACGAAAGCATGTGACTATAAAAAAACAACACCCTAACCTAGACATACGTTTTGTGTTTGAGAACAGTAGACGTAAGTTAAGTAAGGGTGCAAAGACAACGTATGCTTTATGGTGTAATAAAAATAATTTCTTATATGCAGATAGGGTTATTCCAGAGGAATGGTTGAAAGAAAAAGGTAAAGATCTTCATCCAGAACTTATAGAGTTTCCTTACGAAAAGATAAAAAGGAGATGACATGGAAGAGGAACAAACCTTTATTAACTTTGACCCTAACGATTTTATAATACGTATATCCCCTGTTATGGAAGACGGTGAATGGAATGGAGATATTAACGTAGGTCAGGTTACAACAGAAATAAATAATTTATCTGATACTGATTATACACATCTTAGTATCTTGACAGACATGCTAGTATCTGCTATTCCTTTAATGGAGCAAGACAACGAGATTAGAAGCAGACTCTATAAACTAGCACAAGAACAGTTCGGTGAGGGTGAGAAGCCAGTTGTTACTGAACGAAAAGGAAACGTATTGAAAGTAAACTTTAAGTAGAAGGAGACACGAATGGCAGAAACATTAACGTTAACAAACGGTGAGCATACAATAACACTGGATGATCCTGTGAATAGTCCAAAGCATTATAACCAAGCAGGTATTGAATGTATTGATGCCATTCGTGCTGCTACTGATGAAGGTTTTGAGTACTATCTACAGGGTAATATTATGAAGTACCTGTGGAGATACAAGTACAAGAATGGATCAGAGGACTTGAAGAAAGCCCAATGGTATTTGAATAAACTAATAGAGGTGGTTGATGATAGTTAAAGTATTTCTTACATTAGATATTGACGAGGAAGAGTACCCAATACCTGTGGACGGTTTCATTGACCCAGAGATAGAGGACGCAATGAATGATTTTATTCACGATGTGGACGGTATAAGAATTAGAAACATGAAGATAATTACACAGGAGCAGACATGAAAATTTTAAAGAGACTGCCTGAGTTTCGTATGAGCCATTGGTTATTACGTATACCTTTAGTTGTTGTATTTGCACAACAGGGTTTAGATAAAATGCCAGTGGATGCAGAGACAGCAGCTTCCTTTGACTTACCTTATTTGGTATGGTGGGTAGTTGCATATGGAGAACTAGGTGCAGCTATAGGATTATTATTTGGTGGTCTTTTTTACATAAAAGATTTCACTGACTGGATAACAGAGATAGGAGATATACTAACTAGGTTTAGTGGGTTTACTATCGGCTGTATTATGACAGGAGTTATATGGATAGCTCAACCAGAAAGTTTATTGGACGTTATACTATATGATAACTTTCACGTAATGCTCTGGGTGGGTGGATTATATTTTGCATTGAGAGGAAACAGAACATGAACAATTATTTACCAACAGACTACCAAGCATTTATACACACCTCTCGTTATGCTAGGTGGCTAGAGACAGAACAAAGACGAGAGAGTTGGAGTGAGACAGTATCTAGATACATCACTAATGTAGTAGAACCAAAACTAAAAGGTGGCGATTTATCTGATACACTTGGTAATATATATGATGCTATAATTAGCTTAGATGTAATGCCTAGCATGAGAGCAATGATGACAGCAGGGGCAGCAGCAGAACGTGATAACATTTGTATGTACAACTGTTCATACCTTCACGTAGATCATCCCTATGCCTTTGATGAAGCAATGTTCGTACTCCTGTGTGGTACTGGTGTTGGCTTCAGTGTCGAGAGACAGTTTATCTCTAAACTTCCAGAGATACCACAACTGTTCGACAGTGATACTACCATTGTGGTAAAGGACAGTAAGGAAGGGTGGGCTAAATCTTATCGGCAACTACTGGCACTCCTATGGGCAGGAGAGATACCTAAATGGGATGTATCTAAAGTACGTCCTGCAGGTTCTCGACTAAAGACATTCGGTGGTAGAGCCAGTGGACCTGCACCTTTGATTGATCTGTTTAACTTTACAGTACAGACATTTAAAAATGCACAGGGTAGGCAGCTTAGTTCACTTGAATGTCACGACATGATGTGTTTCATTGGGCAGATAGTTGTAGTCGGTGGTGTTAGACGTAGTGCCATGATCTCTCTGAGCAACCTGAGTGATGATCGTATGCGTCATGCTAAGTCAGGTCAATGGTGGAACGAGGCTGCACACAGGGCGTTAGCTAATAACAGTGTGTCGTATACAGACAAGCCAGATTCAGAGACATTCATGCGTGAGTGGTTGGCACTAGTAGAAAGTAAGTCAGGTGAGAGGGGGATATTTAATCGTGAAGCATCTAAGAAACAAGCTGAGAAATATGGCAGACGTGATCCTAACTTTGAGTTCGGAACTAACCCTTGTAGTGAAATTATCTTACGGTCAGGCCAAGTATGCAATCTTACAGAGGTTGTGGTACGAGCCACTGACACGATTGAAGACTTGGAACGAAAGGTTAGACTGGCTACAATTCTTGGAACTATACAGTCTACATACACCAAGTTCCCATATCTGCGAAAGGTGTGGCAACGAAATACAGAAGAAGAACGACTGCTCGGTGTGTCTCTCACAGGGGTAATGGACAACCCATTAATGACAACAAAGAACAAAGGATTGGATAAGACACTTGAACACTTACGTAAAGTTGCAGTTGACACTAATGCTATGTGGGCTGACCGCCTTGGTATTAATCCTAGTACAGCAATATCGTGCAACAAACCATCGGGAACTGTATCACAACTCGTGGACTCAGCCAGTGGGATACATGCACGTCATAACGACTATTACGTTAGAACCGTTAGAGGAGATAACAACGATCCCCTTACAACCATGATGAAGGATCAGGGTATACCTGCTGAACCTTGTGTGTTTAATCCTGACACTACTACAGTGTTTAGCTTTCCAATGAAAGCACCACACAAAGCTGTTACTCGTAATGACATGACAGCAGTTGAGCAGCTAGAGACATGGCTGATGTATCAACGCCATTGGTGTGAGCATAAACCTTCCGTTACCTGCACTGTTCGTGATGATGAATGGCTAGAGGTAGGTGCATTTGTGTACAAACACTTTGACGAGATGAGTGGTGTGTCTTTTCTGCCACACTCTGATCATACTTATCAGCAAGCACCATATCAGGATTGCACTAAGGAAGATTATCAGGCATTACTAAAGCAGATGCCAAAGGCTATTGACTGGTCCTTGTTATCTGACTATGAAAAAGAGGACGGTACTAGTTCAAGTCAAACGTTTGCTTGCACTGGTGATGTCTGTGAAGTTGTAGACATTGGAGCATAAAGGAGATTTATATGATCAAACATCCATTTAATAAATCGTGGTACGACAAATACGACAACGTTGCCAAAGACACCCTTGTAACTTACTTGAAGGGTGTAGGACATGACGTAGGTGAAGTGAAAGAAGATTATAATGTTGATGTTGTATCAACTAAAAAGGACTTCACCTACTTCAATGAAGCAGAGGTCAAACGTGCATGGAAAGGTGACTGGCCTAATCACTGGGCTGAGATACGAATACCAGAACGTAAGAAACGTTTGGTAGAAAAGTATAAGAAGGAGAATGGCGTACTTAACTTTTATATATTCCGTTCTGACTTAAAGCAGGTCTTCCGTATCAAAGATACTGCACTAACAGAGGATCGTTTGAAAGAGGCACGTGGACGAAACATCCGTGCAGGTGAGAAGTTCTTTCACGTTCCATACAAAGAAGCTGAATTAATTAACATAGCATAAGGAGTACATATGAAACAACTTACTAGAAAACAACGTGGCCTTGGCAAGTATGATGCACCGTTAAAGTTTCAATATGAGAAAGGGTATACTGATTTTAAACATGGTCGTGTGTTTAATCCATTCCATAAAGATACCATGCAGCATCGGGAGTGGTTACGTGGGTTTAACAAAGCCTACTTTGAGCAACTTAAAAGGGTAAAGGGGAATGAACTTAAAGCAAGAAGCAGAGCAGTTTCTGGAAGAGAGGTACGGCATGTCTGATTTTAATTCATATCAAAGGTCAGCATCAGGTACAGCAATCTATCCTGAACAACACAGGATTACCTATCCTGCCTTGGGCATGGCAGGTGAGGCAGGTGAGGTAGCCAACAAGGTAAAGAAGCTTATACGAGATGGGCCAGAGAACAGACCTGAGACATGGCGAGAGGACATAGCCAGTGAGATAGGAGATGTACTGTGGTACTGTGCTGCACTGGCTAGTGATCTTAACTTATCGTTGGGTATGATAGCTGCACAAAACTTAATCAAGCTAGATAAACGTAAGGACAAGGGAACACTGGGTGGAAGTGGAGACACTAGATAAAAAAAGGGGGAGCTAAATGCTCCCCTTGTTCGTTATCTCAGTTTCTGCCCTATAGAATTTATTACTCTAATTGTTTCTACATCAGATAAGTCTGCCTGACCATCCTCATCTAACTTTGCATTAGGATATTCTGTTTCATAGTATACCTCTGCCCTACGTTTTATTGCTTTAGGCAGTCTATTGTAATCTAAGTAAGCTTTAGTTTCTTCTTCAAGCTTAGATGCTGTTTGCTTTCTTAGCTTCGATTTCTTTTCACGTAACTTCTCATCAAATTTAGATAGCACAGTAGCATCAAAGTACTGTTCAAAAGTTTTGTATTGTTTTCTTTCTGGGTCTATACGTTCAAACCTAGAACGTGCTCTATCCTCTGCTCTCTGTAAATTAGGAACTTGTACTTTTAACCACTGCCTTAGATTACTATTCATCATACGTTTCTGCATAGGAGATTGTGAGTACCCACTAATTTTAAATTCTGTATAACCTTTACGTTTTAAGTAATCTGCATACTCAGGATCTGAGTTATAAAAATTAAGACCACTAAATAGCCTAGCTGCTACACGTTTACGTTCTGCCTTATCAGCCAAAACAAATTCTCGTGTAGGTAAATCTTCATTAAAAGAATATCTTTGTTTAAATGGACGTGTAAAGTTATCAACAAAAGATGCAGACTTATCTAGTGTAGGTTCTTCTGCGTTATCTAGGTATTCATTTTTCATGTATCCACCTACACGTGCAGCATCTATTAATTGTGCATAAGGTACAATAAAGGTAGAAAAGTAATTACCTAATGCTGCTCCTGATTTTTTAACAGTTGTTGCATTTATCTCACCATCCCCATAAACAGAGGACACAATGTCATCTAATATATATCCAGAAGCACCTGTTCTATAATTAGTTCCTGTTAATACCTCAACAATTTCATTTGGATTATTTTCTATCCATCTACCTAACGTATTATTAACTGCTTGCTTTGCCAATTCACCAATTAATAATACAGGACGTAATGGAAATAGTGGTGTTGTATCAATTACACTACCATCATCTGCGTTCATTTTGGTATAGTCTGCAGGTGCATCTTCTTGTGCACGATACCAGATACCTGCACCTATTATTGCAGCACCTTGTAGGTTTTTACCTATCATGTCACGTTCTTTACGTGAGAAAGCCCTACGTTCACGACTTACCATTTCATCAGTAACATCTTCTATTTTTATTTCACGTTCTTCTGCAATAGCTTTACGTATATCTCCACTTTTCTTAAATGCCTTAGACATAAATCTGGTTACTGGTATAGAAGCACCTGCTCCGTATTGAGCTAGTAATTCCATACTCTTAAACATAAACCTTGGGAAAGGAAGAACGGTAGTTAAACCATTACGTACAATAAAAGTATTTAGACTACGAAACAATGGTATGTCAGGCTCGTTTGCATAAGTTAAATCTAATGCATTGTACATGGACTCGTCTGCTATATCTATAATAGAACGTGATCCTTCTGGTCTAACACTAGAAGCATCTGTCATAATGTCTCTTATTTTACCTTCATTTATAGCTTCTATTAAGTCAATATTCCAATCACGTTTTACTAATCTCTCCATGTCAGCTAAGAACATACCATTACGTAACATAAATTCTTGCCATCTGTTTGGTACGTTCATAAAGTATGCAGCATCCTCACCTCTTGACACGGCATAGTCTACAACTTTACCTGCTGTAGATTTAGCATCTCCCCTACCCATTCGTTTTTGTAGATCAGCCATCTGATTATAGAACCTATCTACATTATCTACAAGTTCTGGCTGATTCATAATCATTTGAGTATATGCTTTGGAAGATCGTTGAGTGGCAAACATTAAACCTAAATGCCTAAAAGAACCAGACCATGTACCATTACCAGGAACTAAAGATTTACCCATACCTGATAGGCCACCATTTTCAAAGCCAACAAGGGCATTGTCCATAACTTTCCCAATTACTTCTAGTGGAGCACGTATAGCTCCCGATATAAGGTTACGACTTGCCGTAGCAATCTGAGATACCATCATACCACGTCTAATATTTTCAACACGCATTATTGTGTCACGTATTCTACCTTGTTGCTCTAGTAATTTTTTCTGTTTGATTGCTTCTTTTTGAGTTAAAGGTCTAGCACGTTTAATTTGTGACAGTTGATTTAATACTTTACCTGCCTCAGAACCAGAACCTACCACAGTTAAAACATAATCTTCAAAAGTCAATCCATATTTAGCTAAAGTATCTAGTAATTCTTGACCACCTATTAATTCTTTTTGTACAGTTAGATTAAATAAATTATCTATGACACGATTATTGTCATTCCATATACCTAATCCCTCTCTCATATCTTTTGCTCTTAAATCTGCAGCAACAGATACAATTGAATTAAATTTTTCTGGTTTTAAAATTGCAGAGAACATCTCTCCTTCAGACATAGATAAGTTTAAAGCATCAGTTGTATTAAGTTGACTTTCACCTACACCAAATAATAGATCACGAAAGGGTTTCTTTTTAACTGTTGCTATCTTTTCAATTCTTTCTTTGGATACATCTCTTGCTAACTTAGGGTCAATAACAACTACACCATCCTCAATTCGAGATACCTTTGTAATTGCCATTCCATCTGCAACTAATCTTTGTTCAAATTCTTCTATCAACTGTTGGGCTACACCTTGATTACGTGCAGCTACTGCATTAGATAAAGCTACCTGTTCGTCTGCCTCTATCTGTGTGTTAGCCCTAGCTCTATTAATATCATACTTCTTTTTTCTTTTAACCCTCTCCTGTCTAGGTATTTCTGGATCTGGCATACTAGATGGTGGATCTACTTTCTCTCCCCTTTTTCTTTTAAGGAAATCGTCTGCCTCTTTTTGAAGAGGGTTGTTCTGTAATTCAATATCTTGTGCAGCTTGTTCTACTTCTTGTAATGTTTCTTTTGATGCTTCACCTTCTGTTATAATCTCTTCTTTTGCTTTACGTGAACTACGTGTAAACTTATATAGATTAACCACACTTTCTAATGCACCACCAATTATTAAACCTTCACTAGCATTACGTATTCTGTTTCTAAACGTGCTTGCATCTTCATCTGTAGCCAAAGCTTCTGTCAATGGATTTTTTAAGAACGGAAACTCCTCAATTATACCAGAAATGTTTTCATCATACGGATCAAATACAGTTGCATCTGCTATAGCACCGTTTACAAACCCACCCTTTATTCCTTTTATTCCTGTAGCTCTACGTGTTAGCAAAAAGCCAGTACCAAATTGAGCCATTCCTTCTACAAAACCACCAATAACAGTTTCTGTATCTGGTATTGCTTCCTCTGCA